CAGTACCGCCAGTCGCCCGACCGCACGTCGCCGTCGATCCACCGACATCCGCGCGGCTCCCGCGTCTCGGGGCCGGTCGTGGGCTGGCGCCGATCGACCTCCACGATGGTCGCGTTCGGAAATCCGGGCTTCCTGGCGCGCCGGATTTTCACGCCCGGATCGCGCTTGGCGCGGCGCGGCGTGGCATCTCCCGGCATGTGCGCGGTGAGCGGACCCTTGATCGGCGCGGCGCGCATGCATCCGATGAGGCCGAGGCGCTTGATCCGGTTCGCGATCCCCTTGCGCGCGCGGCCGAAGTGATCGGCCAGCGCGTACGACGAATGCCCGGCTTTCCACATCCGCGCCAACTCGGCGTCAGCGTCCGGCGTCCATGTCGTCTGTTGGCCGCCCGGAAGGCGGCTCAGGGCGATGCCGAATCGCGCACACGCTTCCTTGACCGTCGACTTCGGGATGCCCCCGAGCGCGCGGCCGATCAGGCGGCAGCCCTTGCCGCTCGCCGCCAGCGCGCGCATGGTCTCAATAACATCCGGCGTCCACGCGCGGCGGTTATTCGCGCTCATCCGAAAGCCGCCTCCAACGCCAGCGCGATCATTCCGCCGGCCGCGAGGATCGCCGCCCAGGTCCACAGCCGAGATCGGCGGGGAGGCGGGATTTCCTCGGGCCGACCTACCACCACGAAAGCGCCGGGCCGGTCGCGCATGACGACATAGCCTCGGTCGCGCCAGTGCTCGATTGTGGAACGATGAACCCGCCGCGCCGCCGGCAACTCCATCAGCGTCGAATAGCGATTGTGGTGCGACGGCCGGGCGTCGGACACGATCCACCCGCGCGCCGCCCATTCGGGGACCTCGCGGTTAGGGACCCAGTGGTAAGTGCCGGAGGGGCCGGGCTCGGTCATGCGAACATCACTTCCTGCCGATCGATCGCGTCGATATTCTTGTATGCTTGGCAAAAATAGGATTCCTTGAGTTCGATGCCGATGAATTTCCGGCCGGCGGCAAGTGATCGTATCCCCTCGCTGCCGACGCCGGCGAACGGCGACAGGACGGTATCTCCAGCATTGCTCCACAGGATCAACGCGCGATCGATAACATCCAATTGGAGCGGACACAGATGCCGCTCGTCGGTCGCGTCACGCGCCATCGAGACATTGATCACGTTCGATTGGTCGATCGTCATCCAGACCGGTTCAGCCCACTCCTGCCACTGATCGAGCGGAAATTCGTCCTTCGCGTGGATGATCGGCACCTCATTCACCCCGGGCTTGACGAACGTAACCAAATAGTCCGGCATCCCGCCTCTGGACTTTGCGCTGTCACTCAACAATTGCTTGTACAGCAATCCGACATGCTTCGTCCGCGTCATTTCGACAACTGGAGATTTTCGGATCGTGCGGCGAGAATGCATAATCCAGCCGGCGTCTTGATGAATGCGGATGATGTCTCCCGAAAAATCCTTGATGCCGATTACGCCGTCCTTCCACTTCGTCAGCGGCAAATCCGAGCAGTGGACCGCAGTAATTCGACCGGGCTTTGTGAGGCGGAATTTTTCGGCGACGAGGAACCGATAGTGCTCGGCGAATTCATCGTCCGTCGAATTGCCCATATCGGCCGCGGATTCGGAGTAAACGAAAAGGTTTCCGAACGGTGGGGAATAGACTGAAAAATCAATGCACTCGTCCGGCAGTTGCCGGCAGACATCCACGCAGTCACCATGATAGAGCGCGAACGAATTGCCGTGCCGATCGTCTAGACAGCGGATTGAAGCCATGCCGGCATCCTCCCTTGATAAGTCGGCGTATATGGCACCGATATCGCAGCATCGCCGTCCGTCGCGTGGCGCATCGCCGACCGCATCGCCTCCTTCATGCTGGCGTGATCGTTGGCCTTGCGATCGAGTATGCGGCCTATCTCTTGCTCGCCCTCCGCCACGATCAGATGCACGATAACCGGTCGCCGCTGCCCGAAGCGCCAGCACCGCCGCACGGCCTGATACCACGTCTCATAGCTGTATGACCGGCCGGCGAAAACCATGCGCGCACAATGCGACCAGTCGAGCCCGAAGCCGCACATCGACGGCTTTGCAACCAGGTACCTCACCGCGCCCGTCGCGAATGCTTCGAGCCTGGATTCCTTTTCCTCCACCGTCATCGAGCCGCGAACCTCGGCCGCACCCGGCACCGCCCGCACGATCGCGTCCGCCTCGTAATTTGTATCAACCCAGAGCAGCCACGATTCGTCCGGTTCCGCCGCGACCAACGCCGCCACGGCATCGGCCCGCGCCGCGCTCGTCTGGCGCTTCACGTCGTGCAGGCTCGTCGCCGACATGACGACGGAGCCGAACATGTCGGTCAATCGCGTGTCAATCGCGCTGCCGCGCGCGCGGTGCCGGACAACCTCAAATGGCGGCAAGATAAATCCGCCGTCATCGTCGCCAAGGTCGGACGGCAGCGCCGCCATTCGGCACCACGACGCCATCCAATGCCAAAAATCCTCGGTAGCGTGACCTTTGAGGCGCCACTGTTGCGATGCGGTCGAGGTGTCGTTGATGAACCACCGCGACAGCATTTCGTTCGCCGCCATGATCCCGAGGAATTCGGCGTGATTGCCGAGTTCCATGTG